TCGACATTCGGATATTGAATGTCGGGCAATCCTGCTAACGATTCAAGCTTGGTGTATATTGATGTTCTGATCTGCTCAATTGCCACGTATAGCCGCCTTTACTATCTGCCGGAATCTAGCAGTTGTTAATCTAACCATGCCTGTAGGCGCTTGAGTCGACCAACCAAATTCAATCCGGCGGGCATACGGTACAGGGTTCGTAAAACTAAATAATTTACCGGGTGCTAATGGCGCAATCGCTGCTAAATTCGTCAATGACGCAGCGCCCGTTGTATTAGGGCCTCTCGCTGACATCGGGCCAATTTGACCAACGCTTGAATGCCAACTGTTAACCATTGTACCCGGTCGGTAGCCTGGGGGCGGGGGTGACTGCCATATTGACACGTCACCTATTGGCGTCCGGTCAATGATAGCCGTTGATAGGTCTGTTACTACTTCAGCAATAACAGTGTCACGATCACGCTTAGTGCGATCTGCCCATTTACGGATATCATCCGCGAAGCCCATTATGCACGGCCTTGGATGATGTACATCAGCACCGCCGCACCGGGGGCAACCTCTTCAATGTTGATAATTTCATACTCAATTCCGCCGTCAACAATTTTGTCTTGCTTGGTCACCGGCACAGCTGACGACAATGAAATATCTTTATCATTTTCTTGAATGATTGACCCGTCTGTTTCGCTCGCGTCGAAGTCAAATATAACGGCGGTTGCGGGGGTATCCGCTGGCGTCCTGCTTGGATCGAATGCTGTACCGCTGTTAGTATATGTGCGAACAGTTACAGCACGGCCAAGGCGACTAATGAGGCTGGTTATGTTCCCGCCGAAGTTATCTAGCATGATCCGATTGAAAACATATTTGTAGGTTGCTTATCAAGCTCAGCAAGGCATCCACCAAGTATCATATTAGCAGTTTGGCCATATGTGGTGCTGAGTACACCGGTCCCACGCGCACCGGGTGCCAAATATTCAACCGAGTATTTACCACGTAGCGATTCTTTAGCTACGGATCGGGAGTCATTGCCCACATTGCTGCTAATCAATAAATGTGATGCAAGAAATGCTTCGGCTTGCGTTTTACATTCATCCGTTATATTAGCAGCGCAATCGTCAACCACCTGCAGCATGACGCAAGACGCAGCGGCTAAAAATGGGTCGATCGATGCATCTTCTAATGCACTGCCTGTAAGTGCTTTAACTTGATCCGGTGTTGCTGGGGTGTAAGCCATTCTATAAGTCCTCCTGCCAAGTCAGCGTCAATGCTATTTCTGATGATGATCCAGTTGATATACGGCCACCGATTACTATGGTCCCGCCCGCGAGTAATAGCGCTTTAAATTTGGTCAGGTCAAGAACTGCGCCAACCGTTGACGTGATAATAATACTCGCTGCTAACCGCCCGTCAGTGACATCGCCCGGATCAGTGGCAATTTCAACAATTGATTTATCTTTGTCCGCATAGGAAAAAATCAGGTCACCTGACACGGCAGCATTCACCTGAGCAGTTATGAACACAGCTTTAGCAGTGCCGGTGCTAGCGTTTAAGCTAATGCCCCGTAATTCATGCCTATTTTGACGACCTTGAAAAACATCGCGATTGCGCAATACTAATAGGTTAACAGGGTCCGCTTGAACCGGTACTGACAAATTAATTGTCTCAAATGCCCGATTTGGCTCATCCTGTTCAATCTTACCCTCATTGAACAAGCCAGCCGACGCACCCTTTAAAGTTATAGATGTAGTATTGCCGTCATTAATTACTAACCAACCGGTGCGAAAAGTTGGGTCACCGACAGACGGTCTAATGTTCTCATTTTGATATTCAATTACATGAACTAGCACGAGCCGATTGCTGCCATCTACAACAAAGAATTGAATCGGGCCGAAACCTAGATATTGAATCTTGATTTCATACACGTTGCCCTTTTGAGGATTCAGCAAAGGGGCTTTGTTGACATTCCAATCAGCCTGGGCGATCAGATCAGTAGTCGGTATGACCGCAGCTGTGATCTGATCCCATGCCGCCACAGCTGTAGCACTAGTAAATGCAAACAGCCCGCCACCTAAAGTCGGTAACAACGCTCTAGCAACAACCTGATCCTGATTCGACTTGAATATATAATTTGTGGTCTGGGCAGATAATGACGTTGCTATTTCAAAGGCGTTATGTTCTACGCTGCCTACAGTGAGTGGTACTGTGAAAGCCGTCCCGTCAACTGTAACGGTTGCATCTTCTGCGCCGCCCGCAGCCACTGTGACTGTTAATTCCTGTATTTCTAGTTCACCATCGCGAACATGAATGATCCCGAAGTCAATGCCCTCATACCCGAAGCAGAAGCGGTCAGTAATGGTGATAAACCCGGCATGTTGAATACTATTAGGTTGAGGCGTATCAAACAAAGCGGTGAATCGGGTCATCATTCCTTGACCGGCACGATATGTCGCCTGACGTCTGGTAACAACCGACCCTAGACCTTCTGGATCGGTGCCGGTGGTTGATTCAAACATGTTGTCAATGGATGCTGTTGATCCGCCGCTTACGAAAAATGAGGCCACTTTATCACTAAGGCCACGTGTTGCCACAATTTGTGCAATAGGAACAGGTTCTTCAACCGCTAATTCACCGAAAGAAGATCGCTGAAAACCGTCATCGGGCAATATTAATTTAGTAATATTGACCTTGCCGCCAGCAGTACAAAATGCCCATGCACCAGCGGCACCAGCGGGCACGGGATATGGCTCGCCATTGTCACGTTGAATTACAGTATATGAGTCATGATCAGGATCAGGCTCGGCGGCTTGGATCGTGATATAAACATCACAGACACCAATGTTTTCAATAGATATCTGTATGCCGACTGGAAGTTCAGCCAAGGCATACAGATCAACCCACTGATTGGTAGGGATAGCGATATTAGGAAGTGTATCGGCCATTAATTAAATCTCATTAAAAAAATGGGGCTACCGAAGCAGCCCCATTTCACTTCAAACAATCACTATTACTACTTACTTTTACTTTTTACAGTATCAGCATCGGCATCAGCATCAACCACAGTGGCAACTTCTCCGCCAACTGGGCCAACACGAGGGCCAAACCCTTTCACTTGCTTAGCAGTCAGTTTCAATTGTGTGCCTTTCGGCACGTGTTGAAACTTAGGGCTGTCTTGGCCCGGAAGGGCCACAGTGAAGTATAAACGCTTATGTTTAATAACATGCATAACTCAGCACTCCTTATGCTATTGCGTGTGCAAAGAATGCACAGGTGTTAGCGGCGAAATCTGTCCGCACTTCGAAGCCGATTGCGCCCCATACTACAAACTCATAATTCGAGTTGTACATTGGACGAGGGCTAGCTACAGTATTCAAGCCCATGCCGACCATAGGACGGATGAAGTTTGAATCAAGTGGGAAACCCATCAACTCATTGCCTGACAGCTTCGAACTGACCTTGATAGTAGCAACACCCATCAGATCGGCCAGTTCTTGCATGATGATTCTTGCATCATACTGAGTGCTGAACTTGCGTTCGAAGTTGGAAGCGATCTCACGGCTGACATAATACGTAAGATCACGTTCACAATTGTTGGTGATCCACATGATGTTGCGGACCTGAATAAACGCCGCTTTGATCTCAGCACCGGTTTTAGCAACGTCAGTAAAGTCGAAGTTCAAACCAGAAGCGTCGAGGTCGATCTGAGCAACACGATCATCAAGGCGCATGCCCTGCCAATCAAGACCATCAACCTTGATAAACTCACCATTTGTGTCGGTGTGACCATCCAAGAAGTTATCAGCCAAGTGACGGCGGATAGTGGCAACGGATTCACGCTGATCATCAATCAAGCCGTCAAAGCCCTCAGATGTCATCGCATTCCACTCACGCCAGTTGCGAGAATAGCCGGTGTCGTGAATAGGAACAATCGAACCGTCATAACTGAATTCGGTCTGATCCATCTTCACACCGATTTGGCCAGACATGGAAGTCTGAGCATTACCGGCATCAGATGCCTGACGAAAACGGTTAACCAGTTTGCCGATAGATAGTGAACGGGACAATGGCAACAGGTCATTCAAGAATGTATCACCGTCATCAGAGCGGAAACGCTCAACGGTCACACTGTCAAATTCCTGATACACGTCACGGGGAATTAACCCTGTGTTGACATTAAGTCCGGCCATCGCATTCAATGATCGGTTGTGGTTGTTTGCCAGATCACGGGCGCGAACAACTTCATCCCATTGATCAGCGCCCGCACGACTATTACCTATAATAGCTTTTTGTAAAATCATGTCTCAGTCCTCCCTTATGCTACACGGACGCGTACAAGCTGCGTCGCTGTGGTGGTTACGGTTTCGTCAGCAAAACCGACGATCTCTTCACTAGTCGCGCCCACAGTAGCGGGGGTGACTGCCAGTTTCAACAATCCGGCACCATTACGGGCCAGTGGATCACCGATCACCAGTGTCTGACTAGTGGCAACCAAGGCATTGACGAACTCACCGGAGCGAGGCGCAATAGCAACCATGTTTTCATTGATGGTCCATGCATCGTCAACACTCAAAGAGCGCATCTGATCCTTGTCCGCAACAATAAACTGCTCACCAAAAATGATCGCAGCAATGTTGTTAGCGTCAAGGCCGGTGGCTACTCGTTTAAGAGTGGTACCCGGAGCAATGGCAGCAATGGCTTTACCTTCAATATTTAAAGGCTTGTGATTTGATCCGTCAGCGGGGCCGACGAAAATGACACGTTTACCGATAGTAGACATAACTCATCGCTCCTTATGATGGCATTTCAGTCGGGGCTTGCTGACTTTCGTCGGCACCCTGACTAGAATTCATGACGGGGGACACGCCGAAAGCAGGCGCGCAATTACCGGCCATTTCTTTCAGTTTGTCAACGGGCAACAGTTTAGCGCTTTCGGCGTCAAGTGCTGGGTATTTGCCGCTATTCGCGACAATGCCAGCAAGACGGTCGAGTTCCGCGTCATCTGCTGAGTTCATTTTAGCTGTCAAGTCAACAATCTGGGCAGCGAGTGGCTTGATAGCATTAGCGACGACTTCGGCAAGACCGTCATTATCGCTAGCGCCATCATCATCGCTGTCAGATTGGTTAGCTTGAAGCTTGTTATATGCCGTCAAAATGTCAGCATCGGTCGCATCATCTGCAACGGTAACACCAGCATCTTTCAAAGCGTTTAACATAAGCTTTTTCATTGCTTCACCTTCTGATTGGTTAGTTTTGGGGGTAAATGTCACAGACCGTTCAACGGGCAACGGGATGCCGACAATCGTGGCGAGTCCTTCGCTATCAATAACGAATTCGACTTCAAATAATTGATCACCTGAATGAAATATTACACGGTTATCATCAGGGAATATTTCTTCAATCCAATGAGCATCAATAGCTGACCGCTCAAACGCTTCAAAGATTGATTTTTCTATTTGCGTTATTGATTGATGCTCGCTATTGCCGTTCAACGCAGCGAGTCTATTGAATGATGTATCATCACTACCGGCGTCATCGTTACCAGCACCAGCATCATTCAATGTGAAGTCATCAACACGGCACTCTTCACCTTGTTGGTTCACTGCTATGCCCACGCCTTGATGCGGCTGGGCTGCGCCAACAGAGTCGAGTAGAATGGCATCATGGTCAAACACCATGCCACGAGCTATCGATGTGAACTCTTCGCCATCATCGTTCGTTTGTGGCTCGTCGAGTTCTTCAGGTAATAGAAATACACCAACTGATGTATGAATCGGACGTGGGTCAGCGTTCGTTTCCAACTCTTCGATACGGTCAAGTAATCGTTTGCCGCGATCCGTCTTCAGTGCCTCAGCGACATTGATAAATTTGTCAATATGTACACGGCCATTCTCACGACGAACATTCCTATTGAACGCACCAGCATGAAAGTCGTGTATGGCACGAGGGTCATTGGCCGAAATAAATTGACCATTGATCGTAGGGTGTTCAACTGGGGCAAGCGTTAATTCAAGTGATTCAAAGGAATTGGCGATCTCTTCAGCTGGATATAATATGCCATTCATGACAATATTATCAGGCAAAGTTGCTGAGCTGATGATGATATGCTCAACACCATCGATTGATTCACGACGAACAGCATCACGGTTAACAACTGTTCGACACTGGATCATCACGCGTGATGGTGCCGCCTTGTTTACCTTGAATTTAGATAGAATATTTTTAATCATGGGTTGTTTATAACCTCATTTAGCGTATATCGCAAGTATTAGTTAAAGAACTCATCGCCTTCATTCTTAATTTCTTTCTGAAGCGTTGAATCAACCACCTTACCATTACGGTCAATTAGTACTGATCGCGTGGTGCACAAGCAATTTATTCGATTTACGTCGCTGTTCCACCACTTCAATTGTTGATCAGGTGTGTATGCGTTGCCATGACGCGCAGCGTGTGTTGTTCTAGTAGTCGGTATTAATGCTGAGATATGTAGTACGCCAGCACGTAGCCCTGAACGTTCACCAGCGGTTTTGGCCGCTTCAAGCCTCCCGTCATTGTATGCCCGGTTGATCTCGGTGTTAGTAATGCGTTTAGCACTTGATCTCGACACGTCGAACCGCTTGCTAATTTGTTCCCTGATTTCAGTGGGGGTATTACCGGCCTGTATGCCATCGTTGATTTGCTGGATGACTTGCCCGGCAGTACGTTCACTTAATGTCTTGATCACGCCATAATTACGGACGGTGACAGAGCGCACCCGGCCTAAATAATCGCTTGACAGCAGCATATCAGCCGGGTCAGTGATCAACAATGGCAAACCACCAGCACCGGTAACACCAGCAGCGGTGGCTTTATTAATTAATTGATTGAAATCGCGGATCTCTTCAACAGTACCCTGACGATAGGGCTGCTCAATCAACGGTTCCCACCACCAATCAGCGGGAGGTACTGCAAGGCCAGTAGTTTGTAAAGCAGCGTCAATAATGTTCCTGATATCTACCTGTAACGCAATGGCACCAGTGGTCGATAGATCATAAGCATACACCGTCGCACGTTCGGCGTTGGGCAATATAGCTTGTGTGGTCCGCTTGCGAGGAATTGCCCTAAATAATGCTTTGACCTCACGTTCAGCCACTGTCAGCCGTGCTTGAAATAGGCGAGTTGCTTTGTTGCGTTGACGTGCTTGGCCAGTTGGGTCAGTTTTAGTGGCGGCCATTATTTCGGCGCATGATCATCAGATATTTCTTCTTTCACTGACTGAACCACCTCTTGAGCGGCATCAGCAATAGGTTTTGTTATTGCCCTTGTCACGTCTGCAACTATTTCAACAGGTGCGGCAACAACCTTGACAATATCTGTAGCAATCCCAATTAAACTATTGAACATGGCGTTATTCCTCGTCCTCATCGCCCAGTGATTCGCTACCCGGCTCTACAATCTCATCATCCTCAAACCCTCCTGCTTCACGGATCTCTTCGCCCGTGAATACAGCAGAACTACCTGACTTGAATTGCTTCTCATTAACTGATGCCATCTTGTCGGCATTGTCCAGCTTTTCACTATCAGAACGTGCTAATAGGTCATCCCACACAACGTCGTATTCGGCAGCTGGCAATACTCCAAACTTGATACACCAATCAAATACACTACGGGTCATTTCGGTCATGAAATTTTCACGACGCGACTGGATCACTGATAAGAATTGACGTGAATCCTCAGTACTTGCTAGGCGTCCGGTCTGTTGACCAATGAGAATAGTAGCGGGTATTTGTGACCCAGCAGCCACATCATTCAAGGCAGCATTGAAAAAATGTTCAGGACTCATTAATGTCGAGTCTAGTGTTTTTGCTTCCATGCCGGGTGTCCACATAGCACGGCGGAACCGGTTGCGGCTGAACTCATCAAATTCGTCATTGAAGCCCTCTAATTTGTCCTTGTTCTTAAGAGCATTAGCGCCATCCTTGACATCAAAGACGATACTTTGTGAAGCGTTCTTATAAAATCCCTCACCCCCACCGCCGATGATTTTACGCAAATCCATCAATGAGTTATACACGGGTTCAAGTGCGGGGATTCCGTATATCCAGCCATTATCAGCGTCTTCAGCGACAAAGACTATGCGGCTGGCGTGAATGGATATCGTATTTCTGGCCTCTTCGTTACGACTGCCTGTGATTGACTGACTGTACTGAATCATAATCGGCTGACCGAATGTTTCGCTACTCGGATCCTCGTCAGACGTAATAACCTCAAGCTGTGATTCGTAAAGCGGCATCATCTCCATCAACGCCGATTCACTGCCCAACTGATTTTCAAGCGGTTTATCAGGTGTCAGGCCGTCACGTACTCTCATGAACATGCCAGCATATCGACCAACGCGCTGACGTGTGTCAAGGCCTTTTAGTCTGATCCACAGGTTAATTCGTTTATTCAGTCGTTCAAGTTCACGAAGGAATGATTCACTTGACTCAATCGTTGGGGGTGTCGACCATCCCGTATCAACTGGCAATTTAATAATGTTTGTGGCGATGCCAAAACGGCGATACATGTTCCAGAAATTGAAGAAGTCCAGATCCAATGGATAACCAAAATCTAGATAAATATTGTGCAGCGTGTCGGAAAAATCATATCCGCCACTGATGGCAGAAGCTAAACGTCTACGTAAACCCTGATGATCAGTTAGGGCAGTGCTGTTGGCATGCAACTGTTCAGCCATGGCAGTGGCTAACTCCATCAGTTTCTTTTCAGCTGCGCCATTTAGTTCCGATTCGGTCATTTATTTACCCTACGATCATTCCTAGAAGATCACCGAAACTTGTATCTTCTTCATTACTCAATTCAGTTAAGGCATAGACACAAGCATCTATCCTATTTGGCGACTCTTTCGTGTTGAATGGAACCCATTCCATCATTTCGCTTTCTAAATCATCAAGACCTTCACTATGCGACACTCTTTCCTGTTCATAAAGTGCCACTATTGGTTCAGCTCTAAGTGCCTTGCCCTTTTTAGCATGGATCTTTATTATTCTGCCCTCAAAACCATTGAGGCGTAACACGTTTTCTACTAGATCACCGCCTTGGTTTGTTTCGACCACCATAGTATCGGCATTGTGTTCTTTATATGCGTTTATTGCCCTGACAGCCCATACCTGGGTTGATTCTTTACAGGTATAATCAGCATCGACGTTAAATTCGTTTCCGTGTCTTGACGCAACAATAATTCCAGTTTCATCACTATTGGCGTTATTGGTCACAGCTGGGTCAACAGCTATTACCGTTCGTTCTGGTTCATCTACCCACTCCATCAATTGAGCGGCGATGATCATTTCGTAATCCCAAAGCGCGCCATCACTATCTAATGAGAATTTGCCCGATAGGAAACGATCTCTTTGCTTTGGCGGTAGTCGATTAAGACGGTCCATGTAACCAGCTGGCAAATTGTCAGCGTTATGGACCGGGTTCATTATTAAATAGGGTATTTTTTGCTCTAGTGGTTTTAGCGTCTCAGGATCACGGCCTTCTATATAATAGATGTACGTCCAGTGCTTTTTGCTAGGAGGATTGAAGTCCGTCCAAAACCGTAGTGGTAAACCGCTATTTTCTGCTAATCGAGTCTGCAGCATTGTCACTGCGTCCCAGCCGATCTGGCTACTCTCATTCAGAAAGATCGTGCTGTATTCGTTACCAAGAATTTTCTCAACACGTTCCTTATCGTCAACACCCCCAAACCAAAGTTCAGATCCGTTTGGTAGTGTAATAAACCAATCAGACTTGTTGTACTCAACGACCAAATCCGGGAAGCATAACGCCAAGACCTTCGGTAGTGTATCATACCAAATAGATATCTTGACGTGGTTGAATCTGAATCGTGCTATTAGATGGCGTGACTTGAGCTTACATGCTCTAATGATGATGCATCTAATCGCTATAAAAGTTTTGCCTGATCTCGAACCACCCAATAGGCCAGCATCACCGCTAGCGGATAATATTTGAACGGCTTCTTTTTGTTTATCAGTTCGTTTAAAGGCCATCTTCATCTGGCGCAATCATTATCCCAATCTGACCTAGATGCTCGACCTTATCTTTGAATGCCTGAACATCAATATGCTTGCCTACCAATTCCAATGCCCGGAGTTTATCATAACTCTTGATTTTCAGCTTGTCAACAAAGTATTGATCCTCGTCAGAACCACGAGCAATCTCCTCAGTCGTGTATTCTTGGATACAGTACCAATCGTCATCAGTAGCTTCACTGAAGTTATAAACAGCATTGCCATTGTCATCTTGCTTGATGAACTTACGGATATTGAAGTCGGCCAGTAACGCAGCCCGCTTTAGTACCCAAAAAGCATCAATCTTCAGTAATTCTTCTTCAGTAGCTTGCTGAACTAGGTCATCACAGAACCCGGCCATGGCTTCTTCAATTTGGATATTGGCACGGGCAACTGCTTGTTCATGGACTTGATCGATAATAGCTTTGATTTTTGGCATGACGAAAAATTTGTAGCAGGCCCGCTTCCATGTCTTGTCAGTCATGGTGGTCACATCGTATGATTCACGATATGCTTTCATTTTGTTGCCATGGCGGATATAACCAGAGATTGCATCTTTTTGCTTCTGGGTATACTGTGTCCAGTCAACTTTAATGGTGGCCATTTCAATCCTATTCAATCACGCTACCGCCCCTGCATAATCCCGCAATGGTGGTTGAATCATCTAATTGTTTATTAAGCGATTGAGATATTGTCTATTTCAATCTGCTGCATTCCGCCTAAAAGCTCAACCATTAAAAATGATCTTTTTGTGCCACTAGGCTCTTTAAAAACTGCTGTTAGGCCAGCGAATGGCCCATCCTTTATTTCTATTTGTTCGCCATTCGCTGGTAATTCGATTATCGATGGCTTGTTGTCAAATCTTTTCTTTAATTCTGCTATTACGTGATCACTCATTTTAATTGGATCACTGCCAAATGTCAAAAGTCGTCTGACACCGTAGCTATTGTTTATTGTCGCTGCGGCCTGTACCGCTGGGTCGAACTGTACGAAAAGATAGCCCGGAAAAACTGATTCTGTGGTGGTAACGACCTCACCTTTTTTCATCGAAATAACCTCTATTTTAGGGTTATATGTCTCGATCATCTGCCTTAAAAGGTTGTTTTCGGCTCGGTCCTGTTCGTCTAGCCCAGTTTTGGTCGTGACGACGTACCAATTTTTCATCCCAAGCCCTTCTCTAAATCGTACGCGAATTATAACATAACAAAAAAAGTTTGTCAAGTATTTCGTTCTTCGAATTTTTTCGCATGGGCCAGCATGGGGATTGGGTGTCGTCAGTTATAAAAAGCCTGGGGTTTATAGTAAAGCTGTCTAAACCTGGGTATTGTGTCACAGTGTTTCGCATGGTATAATAGAGTTTAGAGATTGGGGCAGGTAGCTTCAGTCACCGAGAGCGAAGAGAGAATTATATGAAAAACAATTATTTTGTGACCAATATATCAACTCAATATGGCGAACACCTCTGGTCATTTCAAGGTAGTAAAGCGAAAGATCCTAAGGAATTCGCCGCTAATCAAGCTGCCTCTATTGGTGATTACTTGACCGCAAGGGCGATTCGTGAGACAACTTCTCAAGTGCGGATTTATTAATAATTGACACCGTGCATTTCGCATGGTATAATGATTGTACGGGTTAGGTAAACGGCCCAACCAAGAGCGGAGAGACAAAATGAACATTAAAGAAAAGCTAAAAGCCATCGATGTTAAATATAATCATATCTGTGTGGGCAATGATGATTGTGCACTGTGTGACGCCATTGATGAAATCACCGATCTTGAAAATAGACTGGACTCTATTACCAAGGTTATTTTCGCTTCTGGAGCATGTTTGGGTAGTGATAATTATTTTGAGATACGCAAACTGGCGCTTTATAAGCGTGAATAATTGACACAATCGTTTAGATGTGGTATAATAGAGTTTAGAGATTGGGGCAGTGGCCTCAGTCACCGAGAGCGAAGAGAGAATCACATGAAAAAATTAGACATCATAACCGGCGACATTAAGACCACAAAAGTTGGCTGTAACCCTGCGGCACCATGGTGGAAGCAAGCGTGGTTAGACGCAAAAGTAATGGCTCCTGAAGCTGGCGATAACTTGGGTTTAATAGGTCTAATCAACCATGGCACACAGGCCGTGTTTCAGATTCGTGGTGTTGGTTGTTTCATCGTTGAATTGGAGTGTGAATAATGAAAACATCATTGGTCAACCGGGTAGAAGATATTAAAATTGGCATGGGCGCAACTTTGTTGAGTTGGTCCGATCGTTTACCAGCCACTGTTATTGAATTTTTCAAAAAGGGCAAAACGTTTTATGTCGTTGTGCAGTGCGATGATTATAAACGTACTGATGACAACGGAATGAGCGAAAATCAAGAGTACGAATACTCACGAAACACGGATGGCGGTAAGGCAACGTTCCGTATTGAAAAAGATGGTAGTTTCACCAGAGTCTATAAAGCTTTAAAGACCGGTGAATACCGTCAAACTGAAGGCGGAATCATAATTGGCAAACGATTTCGCGCTCATGCGCGGTACTGGGCACTTTGGCCAAAGATGACAGTGGCAGAAATGATCGAGACTTATTGTATTGATGATATAGCCGTTTCCACAAAACTGAAATCTTTACTTGATGACCAAACTGAAGAAAATTGGCATATATTCGCCGAAGAAGTTCGGGCACAAGCAACCGAAAATGAGGAAGAAATCATTAATGCTGCTTTTAAACTTTTGGAATGAAAATAATTGACACCGTGCATTTCGCATGGTATAATAGAGTTTAGAGATTGGGGCAGTGGCCTCAGCCAAGAGCGAAGAGAGAATCACATGAGCAACCTGACTGAAGCCCAAATTAAAAAAGTCAAAATGACCAGCTTGACTGAAGCCCAAATTGAAGAAGTCAAAATTTTAATACGTTTGGGTGATTCTTTGAGATTGGCAATCCAAACTGTTTTGGATAAAAAAGATGTTGATATTGAGGCATATAAGCGGGCGTACGAAGCGTAAATAATTGTCACCAGACGTTTCGTGTGTTATAATGATTGTACGGGTTAGGTAAACGGCCCGACCTAAGAGCGAAGAGAGGGACATATTATGAGATATCTATTATTTGGTGGTGATTGTTACTATGCTTCTGGCGGGGGACATGATTTCCTCGAAGCGGGAGACTCGATTGATGATTTAATGGCGGCAGCCGACGAAGAATGGTTTCATGTTTTCGATACGCAAGAATTGGTTATAGTCGCTGGCAGCCAAAAGCAGTCAAACGTGGCTGATGATTTAGAATTTGACGAAAATATTGACACAATCGTTTAGATATGGTATAATAGAGTTTAGAAATTGGGGCAAAGGCCCCTCACCCAAGAGCGAAGAGAGATAAAACCATGAAAACTGAAATTAAACTCCATTCAAAAGTGACTTGTCCTGTAACTGATAGCGAAGGCGAAATTAGCTACGTAATCGGCATCCTAATGGCCATCAACAGCCGTTATGCTACAGTTGATGTGAACAGCGAAATCATCAAGGTCGGCAAGACTAAGATTGAGTTGGCCGAAGAAGAGCCAGAGGCAGAGGCAGAGGCCAAGGTTGCTAAAGGTCGTGATCTCAGCAAATATGAATCGACTCGTGCTGCATCTGGTCGTAAAAGCCTAGACAATGGTGATCAGGTAGCCCAGCAACTCCGGGGAAAGGATCTGGAGTATACATATAAGGTAGCAGCAAAGCATTTGGGTGAGTCAGTGACATCTTTGAAGTCCAGATATGCCCACCTGAACCCCGGACAGCAGCGGATGTGCCTTGGAAATCGCCTTCGTAAGAGCTGATATACCGCCTTCCGGTTAGTGACCACTTACTGACCGGGGCTGTTCCCCCTATAAGTGAGAAGTACCCCAATGGCTAGAGGCCCCGTCTTCCGGGGGCTGTGGGCAAGCAACAATTGAGGTTCTCATGTCTCTATCCCTCACGTACATATCAGTCCACTTTTTCCGAGAAAAGATACCTACCCTCCCCCCTAAGTACCTACCTTTTTTTCCAAAAATTTTTTTTAAAAAATTATGAGAGGGATGAGAAGTACCTATGGCCCGCGTCCTTCGGGGGCTGTCGCTCTCACCATTGTTGCGTCCATCACGCACAATCACATATGAGGGGCTTGACAAATATTGCCTTAGTATGTTATAATAGTAGATCAATCAATCAGTACCTAAGAGCGAAGATATGACTCAGCCTTCTATTAGAAAGAATGCGCCAACTCGTCTTGATGTTGGCTCCCTCCATGCTATCATCGATCCGATCAACAACTATAACGATAAAATATATGCCGCTGCCGTATGGTACGCAAACAACGGTTTCATGGTAGTCCCGTTTATGGACTATGGATATCCTAAAGGTTTATCACAACGACACGCATCGAAGACCCTTAAAAAGATAGATGAATGGTGGCACCCGGACAGCGGTAAATTCAAGGGCGCTAGTATAGCGATGGCCCATGGTGGTCAATCTGGATTTTGTGCCGTTGATCTGGACGCAAAAGATGACGTTGATGGCATGGCCAATCTGGCTGACCTCCAAGTTGCCTATGGGTCATATGACGACGGTGAGGGGGAAGGCCTTCAGACGTTGATGGCCTCAACCCCATCGGGCGGTCGACATCTGGTGTTCCGCTATCACCCCGAAATCATCAGTAATTCAGAAGAAGCTTATCCCGGCATCGACACACGAGGCGGATTGAAAAAGAATCCAGTGGAAAATGGCGGCATCACCTTTGTTGAACCATCGCGCTCTCTTAAAAAAGGAGTGGACGCTTCATATCGCTGGGATAAATCTGTATCGGCAATCATCGATATGCCACAGTGGCTAGTAGATGTATTGAATGGCCGACCGGTAAAAATGCCTACTGGCATAAAACTCCAGGATGAGTATGTTCAATCAGCCGCTGGTGATCACGGCGATGGTAGGGATCGTAATATATACATGGATCTCATGCGATTTGTCGGTGTCGGTTATGATGAGGATCAATTATGGGCATTGATGCCTGATATACTAGAGCGCATGGACCCGCCTGATGAGCAGATGGTAAAAAGGAAAATTGAGTCGGTCATTCAATCCGATGCCTTTACTAAATCAGGCGATGAACAAAAAACTAAAAAGCAAGTCTCATCGCTAGACCTCGTAGTCAACGAAAAAGGTCAACCGGCCAAGTCATCAGAGAACCTAGCTATCATCCTCAATTGGGCAGTGTTCGACTTTGAATTTGGTCGTGTAGAGTATGACGAGTTCAGCCATAAATTCGTAAAAGATAAAAAGCCGATGGATTCAGTTAGTAACTGGGCAGTGGGCATCGGGCTGTGGATCTCTCAGAAATTGAAAATGGACTACCCGGTGACGACAATTCGTGAGATGGTTGAACACATCGCTTACAGTGAACGTGAACACACCAATATAGCACGTGATTATATGCTAAATACCCCACGTCCGCCAGAATTAGGAGCTGAAGATTTTTGGGGATCAGGCCGACGAGGGCCGGGTCCAAATTTCAAAGCTCTCTGCGTAGATGTCCTCGACCTGAATAATAAAAAGCTCCACGCTGAATATACCACTGAAGTTCGTGATGCATACATGGCTTTCATGTGGTTCTGGTTGCAAGGCGTAGTGGCCCGGTCCTGTGTTCCCGGCTGTAAAATGGAAATCGTGCTTAATATCTTCGGTGGTCAGGGCATAGGTAAATCGCTCTTTTTCCGTGAACTATGCCCCGATAGCGCGTGGTTCACTGATTCAATCCAAGATAGCATCGCTGGGGGCGGACAGAATAACCGCGATGAACTATTGAAGCTCCACGCCAAGATTATAGTGGAAATGCCTGAATTAAACCCGATCAAGCGAGGCGGCAAATCGGGCGATAATAAAATGAAGCAATTCATATCAGCTCAAGTAGACAACTTTCGGAGGGCCTACGGCCATGACAGTACTGATCATGCTAGGACTTGTGCTCTTTGCGGTACTTCTAATGATAATGACGTTTATCGCGATAGTACAGGAGCAAGACGATTTGTATCGATTAATCATGCGGACATCCCGATACGTGTCGGGGACCAAAACAACGGAGTCCTCAGAAAAATCAGAAACGAACTCTGGGGAGAAGTAGTAGCAAGCTTCGGACCCGGTGAATTAGATGAAAGTCCCGATAATTTATTGGTATCAATACCGCCCAAGCTCCGCCAGCACCAAAATAACGTCAATACCGCGCATAAGTTCGAAGAGATCGGGATAGCAGAAATCATCGAATGGATGCAGGACAAGACACGTGTTACATGGACGGAGATCATCGCCTTCTCAAAGCAAGTACCGGGCCTACGAGATGCAAAAGAATCCATGGTGATGGGGCAGGTGCGAAAAGACCTATTACATGACAAGATGTGGAAGCTCAAGAGCGGCATCACTCTGACCAATAGCCAAGGCAAGACCGAGCGAGCATCAAGAGCTTGGGTTAACTTAGGCCTGGATATTGAAAAGAATCACGGCGCAGGGCAACCAGTACCACCACACTGGTCTGAATATAGCAAAAAGCAAGAAACAACGGAGTACTAATCATGAAGAAAAAGAAAATAATCATCACCAATCCATCAATTGCCTTTTTCGGGAAGGCATTAACGATGCATATGCCCTTCGGGACTGTCACTGTGGTCGTGCACACAGAATCAGCGGCGGAGCAAGTGTTCAATCTATTATCACCGTCTGATTCAATTATTGATACAGAAATCAATTTAGCCCAGCTCCAAGATGTGGCAATCGTTAGCGAAAAAGCAGTGCAGGAAGAAACTGAAGTTTGTTTACGTGAATCATGTGAAGCGGCGAGATCACGGATTGTGCTATTAGAGAAAGCTTTACGGGAAATCATAGAATTGCCCTCTGTAAGACAGGATGAGTGCTGTTGTCTTGCAATGACCGCACTAGATAGTAATAATTAGCCCCATAAGGAGTATTGATATGAATACTAAGTCAGGCAAAGGGTACTTTTATTCGATGGGCATGAGTGATCACTCACGCGGAATTATTGGACGAAATGTGAATAAATTTGATTGGCCTATCTGGGCGAAAAAAGCTTATATCAAGGGTTTCAACGGATGGGGCATATAATATGAGCAATTCAGGTATGAAAATGAGTACGGGGATGATCTCAGCCCTAGCCGCTCTCGGTTCTGTGTGTCATATCCATACATATCACGATGGCATGTACGATGCACCATTGATCGGAATAAATAACAATGCAGAAAGAACCGCTCCGCCGAGAAGTCAGAAGAAACGGCGAAAACTAGCACGACAAGGG